GCGTTGTTCAGCGCGCTGCCGGCGCTGTCGATCGCCAGGCCACGCATCACGTCGCTCAGCTTGCCGCCCCCGAATACCGCGCGGTCGAAGGCGGTGCGCAGGTTCGACCCCACCGATCGCGAAAGCCTCTGCGCCTGCCCGTCCATCGCCCGCATGGCTTCGGTCGCCGCCGTCACCTCACCCGAGAACCCGGCCGTCATCGACTGCATCTCCTGCAGCGCGACGCCCAGATCGTCCGTCGGGGACCCGAATTCCGATCCCTGCCCAAAACTCATCCCGTGCTTCCCTTGCTGTCGTCCGGGAACCGCGCCATCAGCCCGTCCAGGGTCGCGCGGTCCATCCATGCCGTGCCCGCTCCCGGCGCCAGCAGCCCGGCGCCCTCAAGTGCCCGGCGTAGCTCGACCGGCGTCATCGCCCAGAACACATCGGGGGGCAGCCGCAGCGCCCCGAGGCCCAGCCGCATCATCTCCGCCCAGGCCAGGCTCCCGGGCCTCCCGGCGGTCATGCCCCGGCTTCCGCCTCCGGCCGGAAGGTGCGCGACAGCAGCAGCATCGCCGCCATCATCGCGCCGACTGCCCCGCCGTCGATGCAGGCGGACGCCAGTTCGTCCTCCGAGACCGAACCGCCGCCGCCCCGGATCCCGGCGGCCAGCAGCGCGATCAATTCGGCCGTCGGCACGCCGCCGGTCTCGAACCGCTCGGCCAGCCCCAGCAGGCTGCGCGCCGCCAGCCGCTCCTCCAGCTCCGCCAGGACGCCCAGCGTCAGCCGCATCACATGGTCCCGGCCGTCGACCCGGATCGCTACCTCGCCGCGCTGCGGATTGACCATGGTCAGATCTCCGCGAAGCTCAGCGCGCCGGCCGAGACCAGCGAGACCTCGAACCCCGCCTCGCCATCGTGATTGCCGGAGTATTCCAGGTTGCCGATCTGGAACGGCCCGCTGACCACGCCGAAATCCGGAATGACGATCTGGAACGCCGGGATGGTCCCGTCGAAAAACACCCGGCGCAGCGCGGCATCGGCGGCGCTGTCCTTGAAGATGCCCGAGCCCGACACGGCCGCGGTCCGCAGCCCGGCGCCGGCCAGCAGCTCGCGCCAGTTGCCGGTGGATTCGGCCGTCGTCACATCGATCGTATCCGCGTTGAACGACAGCCGCGTCGCCCGCAGCCCCGCGATGGTCTCGAAGCTTCCGATGCCAGTCTCGTCCAGCTTCAGAAGCAGATCCCTGCCCTTCTGCGCCGCCATGCACAGTCTCCCGATTTTCGTTTCTGTTCAGAATGTTGAATGGCTTGCTAGGCCGTGTCCTCGACCGATATGCGGAACCGCATCTCGATCCGCCGCAAGGCGCCGTTTTCCTCACGCCGCGTCCGCGCCTCGACGAAGCGCGCCAGCACCACCCGGCCCCGGCTCAGCGAGATCGTACCGCCCAGCAGCGCATCCGACACCGCTCCGGCCGCCTGTTTCGCCGCGGCGAACCCCCTGCGCGGCGCATGGACGGAAATGGTCACCAGATGCACGGCCCCGTGATCGGTTGCCGTACTCCAGTCCCGGGCGGTCTCGTCGCCGAGGGTGATGTAGACACCGTCGGGGTCGGCCTCGGCCTCCGGCGGTGGCGGCGCGTCATGGACGCGCCCTCCCGCCAGCGCCGCGACCCCGGGATCGTTGCTCAGCAGCTCGAACACCCCTTGCTGCAACGGCCATGACAGGGCGTAGGTCATGCGAAGGGGCCCTCCTCGGCCCAGCAGGTCAGATAGGCGCCCCGGCCGTCGGCCTCGGCGACGCCCAGGATGGCGAACACCCGGTCGCCTAGCCGGAACCGCTGGTCCGCGGCCGGGCGGCGCGCCGACCCCGGCGGCGCCGATCGGATGGTGATCCGGTGCGTCACGCGCGAGACCTCCCGCGCGCCGCTGACGCCTTCGCGGGCGCTGCCTGGCCGCAACTCGGCCCAGACCGTGCCCACCTCACTCCAGACGACCTGCCAGCCGCCGCCGCCATCGGCGACCCGCTGCGGCGCCTCCAGGGTCAGCCGGGTCGCGAGCTTCGGAGTCCCGCTGCTCATTCCGCGCCCCTCAGATCCGCACCGGGCGGCGGGTCTCCAGCAGCGCCTGCACCGCGACCGGAACCCCCTGCCCCGGTACGCCGTCGCCCTGCCGATTCTCGTGGTAATACGCCGCCAGCAGCATCACCGCCTGGCGCAGATCGCCCGGCACATCCGCAGCCGTGGCGCCGAACCCCGCGTCGAAGGTCAACTCGGCCCGGAACCCCGCCGGGATCGCCGGCAGCGCCCCGCCCCGCGCGCCGGTCAGCCGCTGCCGGAAACTCCCGGGCTCCAGCATCCACGAACCCGCGGCCAGGGCCACGCTCTCGGCCCCCCGGACGAGACTCAGCGCATCGACCGCCGCCACCGGCCCGACCGGCAGCACCAGATGCCCGTCGCGGCTCCACGCCGCCACCTGCAGCCGGAATCCGCGCCGGATCAGCGCCTTGCCGGTCCGCACCTCGACCACCGAGGTCGCGTTCTTCAGATACAGATCCAGCATCGCGTCCTCGGACCCGTCGTCCGGAAACCCGTGCGCCAGGCGCAGATGCGCCTTGAACTCGTCCAGCAACACCGCGAGCGCGGGTGCCGGCGAGACTTCGGTCAGGATCATCGAGATGTCCCCTTGTTGCCGCCAAACCGCGCGGCCCGCGCCACCGCGACCGGCGGGGCAAATGCCCCGCCGGTCCCCTGCCTCCGCCCGATCATGAGACCCCGAACTTCAGCGTCTTGATCGCCCCGAAGTCGGTCACGTCGCCGCCGACCCGCTTGGTGGCGAAGAACATCACGTTCGGCTTGGCCGAGTAGGGATCGCGCAGGATGCGCATGTCCGGGCGCTCGGCGATGGTGTAGCCATGGCCGAAATCACCAAAGGCGATGGCGTGGCTGTCGGCGCCGATGTCGGGCATATCCTCGACGATCGCCACCGGATAGCCCATCAGCCGCGCCGGCTGATGGGCGGCCAGGCCCTCCATCCACAGGAACCGGCCCTGGCTGTCCTTCATCTTGCGCACGTCGCCGGCGGTCTTCGAGTTCATCACGAAGGCCGCGTTGCCGCGATACTCCGCCCCCAGCGCATAGACCAGGTCGATCAGCGCGTCCGCCGGCTCGTTGGCGTCGAAACCGCCGCTGGTGCCGGTGGCGGCGTAGCCGATGCTGCCCCAGGTCCACGAGGCATTCGCCACCGGGGTCTTGGTCAGGAACCCGGTCGGCTTGCCGACCCCGTCGCCGCTGACGAAGGCCGCGCTCTCGGCGCGCAGGAACCGGTCGGCGACACGCTCGGCCAGCCAAGCCTCCACATTGAAGGCGGCGTCGTCGAGAATCCGCTGCGAGGCTTTTGGGCTCGCCGACAGCTCGTGCAGCGGGATCGAGATGCGGTCGATCAGCGGGGCGGCGGTCTCCGCGACGGCGGCAACCTCGTCGATCCAACCGGCGCCGATCTCGTTGTGGTCGACCAGCACGTCGTAGGCGCCGGCCTCGACCTGCACCACCCGCGACAGCGCCCGCAGACTTGCGCCGGAGCGCAGCACATGCTCGACCTGCTCGGCGGTGCGCGGATCGACCAGATAGCCGCCCTCGCCGGCAACCGCCGTGTTCAGGCCCTTGGTGTCCAGCGCCAGCGATTTCAGCTGATCCTCGTCGCCGCGCCGCACATAGGCGGCAAAGGCCTTCTGGTGCGGCAACTTGGCGGTGGCGCTGGCCTCCAGCGCCGGGCGGCGCAGTTCGGCCCCCTTGCGGTCCAGGCTCTCGATCCGGGTCGTTATGTCGGTCATGCGCTTGCTCATGTCATCCTTGAAGCTACTGAAGTTCTTCAGAAACTCGGCCGCCACCGCCTTGGCCTCATTCGGCCCGGCGGCGGGGGTCTGCACGTCGGTCTCGGTCATGGTCAGGTTCCTTGTCGCTTGTTCGGGACTGGGGTTTGCCGGAGACCGCCTCGGGCGGAGCTCAGCGGGGATGGCCTGCGCCCTCGGCCAGGGCCTCGGCCAGGGCCAGTTCCATGATCTCGGCGGCGGTCGGCGCCGCCAGCATGGCCCGGGCTGTGGGAAGCATCGGAAACGTCACCAGCGACACTTCCCACAAATCGATCTCCAGCAGCCGCCGCCCGCCGGTCCTGGCGTCGGCCTCGGCCCGGATCGTGCGGTAACC